CTAGCACCTCATTCAAAGTAGCGTAGCTAGACTTAAAATGTGGATTTTTACCATCCTTACTCACAACAATACCTTTCTTTTGAAACTCAAGAAGTTTTTTGTAAATCATTAGTTTAAAAGATAGTTAATAAAGTGTGCTCCAAAATACAGAAAAACAAACCCATAGAAACCATAAAGAAGTACCAAAGCTCTCTTAGTATCTTTCCTGTCTCTCAAATATAACTTCATGTGATTGATCATATAATTTTATTAGTTAATAATAGCTACGATGAAATACTTTTCGATCCACTAACAAGTGAAACAGTCTAAACCAGTTCACCGTTATTTACTCTACTCAATATCCCATACCCTGAGCACTGATGTAAGTATACCTAACGCTAGGATAAAGTCAAAGTCCAATGTGGGGATAACTATTTAGCCTTAATACTTCCAAATAAAAACTTAGAGAATGAATCTTGTCGTGCAATCTTATCTTTACCAACTGACAACGTGTAGTATAAATCTTGTGTAGGAATATGAGAGATGAAGAAACAGAATTTATTTATCGGCATGACAGTAATGAATAGTTTATGCTTTATAAACAACAACTGATTTTCTTTTGTATTCTTAAATCTGTTTTCTTTCAACCACATTACATATCTTTTCCAATTCTCTTTCTTTCGATGAATGTTTTCTTGAGGAGAACAATAGAGTGCATACAAATCTTTTATAACTAACGAGCGTTCAGATAACCTAGACTTTTTAGGAAGAACATAAGACTCAAAAATAGAAGATAACAACTGCATTACATTATTATATAATGGATTGCAAAATATCAACTGTGGATAAGTTGCTTGACTCAAAATATGGGGGTGCTATAATACTAGTATCAGTGATGAACTGATGGCGAATTAAAAGGACTCTGAGAACCCTATGGGGAGTCCCTCAGAGAAATCTGAGTGATTCGCCAAAGGGTTTTTTATTTATAACGGATGGCTCAGACTTGGGTAACACTATTTTCTTTTTCCCAAGGGCTTTTTCTTTTTCTTTGTTTTGACTACTTTTCTTTCTTGTTTCTTTTTAGAAGTTAAGGTATAATACAAGACATGGAAGATACTCAGGGTCAGCATAAAAAGCAATACGATTGGTTAAAAGGTTATCAGTTCGTTAAAGGACAGAGTGGTAACCCAGGAGGAATGAAGAAAGGAACTAAGTCTATGAAGACTTGGGCTAGAGAATATCTTGAATCATTACCTGACGAGGAAAGAATAGAGTTTATGAGTACATTACCATCTGATGTTATATGGAAAATGGCTGAGGGAAATCCTGAAACAAAGACAGACGTAACTTCTGATGGTAAACCTCTAATACTACCCTCTATACTTATTCAGAAAAATGATACTCCATAAATCTCAAGAAATAGTAGCAAGCGACACTCATCGTTTTAGAGTGGTCTGTTCAGGACGTAGATGGGGTAAAACTACTCTTGCAGTATTAGAGATGGTAGCTAAGGCAGTATTTAAAAATGATGCACGAGTAGTCTACATAGCACCAACCTATCAACAGGCAAGAGATATCGCCTGGCAAGAACTAAAGAATGTTTGTAGGCCTGTTATCTTAAATGTAAACGAGGCTAGACTAGAAATCACTATAAAGACTAAAGAAGGTAAATCCTCTATCATCTGGCTGAGAGGATGGGAGAGTGTAGAAACCTTGCGAGGACAACGCTTTGATTTTGTAGTCATAGATGAGATAGCAAGTATGAGAAACTTCTTTCTTAATTGGGAAGAGGTATTACGTCCTGCTCTAACAGATAGAAGGGGAGAAGTACTTTTTATTTCCACACCAAAAGGCTTTAATCATTTCTACGACCTGTATAATTTTAACGACGCTGACTATAAGTCATTTCACTTTACTACCTACGATAATCCTCACATGCCTGTAGATGAGATAGAAAAAGCTAAAAAGGAACTACCAGAGAATAGATTTGGTCAGGAGTATCTTGCCCTCTTCTCAAAACAAGAAGGATTAGTATATAAAGAGTTCTCAAGAGACAGACATATCTATGATGTAATGCCTGCTAGCGTAAATGAATACTTTGCAGGTATAGACTTTGGTTTTACTAATCCCACCGCTGTCATTCATATTAAACGAGATGGAGATCAAAACTTCTATGTGTGTGCTGAATGGTATAAAACAGGGAGAACAGAAGAACAAGTAGGAGAGTACGTAAAATCCTGTAATTTTAACCGTGTATATCCAGACCCAGAATCACCAAGTGCTATTGAGGTTTTAAACACTAAAGGAATCGCTGTAGTAGAAGTGATAAAGAATAAAGACTCTATCCAGAATGGTATCAATCGTGTACGAGAACTACTAAAACAAGGTAAACTAAGAATCCATAGAAGCTGTACCAACCTTATTAGTGAATTTGAAACCTACTCATACCCTGAAAAACGAACAGACAGTAACGAACAAGAAAATCCTATTAAAGAACACGACCATGCACTTGATGCACTGCGTTATGCACTAAATACCAACAAGCCAGATGAGGTAAGTTCTGAACAGAGAGCACGAAACTACTTTGAGTCAAAACGTAACCTTGCAAGCAATTCTAGATAATGATATAATACAGCTACAGAAATTAAGAGTTGCGGACAATTCTTAATGAAAACCAACGAATATAAAATCTTTCAAGAAATAGACGAAATAAAGACGAACTACGAAACTGGTAGCTCAGAAAAAATTGCAGGACTATACCGCTCACCATTTAAAGTGATTAAAATGTGTGAGTACTACTCAAGCTCTCGATATTTAAAAGTAGCAGTAAACGGAGAATACAACAAAGACGGACTAGGACGAGACAAACCTTTTTATAATGTAGTAAACTTCCGTGTTGCATTAGCTAAGACAGCAACCGATTTAGATATAAAAGACATTCAAATAGTTTCAGACAATCCTAAGCATCAAGTAGAGTCGATGCTCCTTAACCGTGAGGCTTACGAGTGGATGAGAGAAGCTGACTTCGCTCTCACTTTAAACAAGATGGGTTCTACTCGCCCTAAATACGGTGGTTATCTACTTAAGAAGACAATGGACGATAAAGAAATGAAGATTGAAGTGATGGACTGGACCAAAACCTACACAGACCTTTCAAACATTATGGCTGGTCCAATCATAGAAAAACACAATCTATCGCCAGTGGATATTCAAAGAAAAGACGGAGTGTGGGAGAATGTTATAGACCTACTCAAAGCTAACAAGAATCTTAAGACCAAGGATAAGACCAATAGGATTGAGGTGTATGAAGTTACAGGAGAGTTTTCAAAAGCAACCTATCTAAACTATCGTGGAGAAGACTTCTCAGAAGAAGAAGAGTTTACTTTTAGTCTACAGAAATACTACATTGCTGAGGTGGGTGGAAAGAAGTACAAACTATACGGAGAAGAACTAAGTGGAAAAATGGGTGATTATTACTCATATCTTTCATGGGAAGCACAAAGCCTTGACCTAGGCCGTGGTGTTATTGAGGACACAGAAGAAGCACAGGTATGGACAAACGACTCTGTCATCAACGAGAAAAATGCAATGGACCTAGCGGGCCGTGTAGGTATCAAAACTAACTCTAAGAAACTGTCAGGCAACATCCTAGAACATGACCATGGTAAAATTTATGAACTGGGAACGAATGAAGATATTAACTCATTCAACCTAGCACCGTCATCACTCGGAGAATACCAGAATCAAGTAGAAAAGTGGAGAGCACAGGCAGATAACGTAACATCATCATACAACGCAGTTACAGGTGAACAACCACCATCAGGCACTCCATACTCACAGACAGCACTACTTAATCAGGTAGCAACTAAACCTTTTGATTATAAGCGTGAAGAGTGGGGCATCCATCTTACAGAGATATTTGAAGACTGGGTAATTCCTTACCTTGTAAAGAAGATTAAGAAAGAGCATATCCTTGTTTCAGAGTTTAGTGAAGATGAACTAGAAATGATAGACGAGGCATTTGCGATTGCTCGCTCTAACGAGGATATAATCGGTACAATGTTGTCTCCAGAGTTTCTACAAGAAGGAGTAAACGTAACACCAGAGATGCAGGCAGGGCTGATGGAAGGCTACAAGAAACGCATCAAGAAACTAGGTAAAAAACGCTTTCTTGAAGTACCAGAAGATTTTTTTAAGGACGTTGAGTGTAAAGTAACAGTACTGACTACAGGCGAGCAGAAGAACAAAGCTGTAGTTCTACAATCTTTATCAGAACTCATGAAAACTGTCATCGGTTCATTTAACCCAAACACAGGACAGTTTGGTGTACTACAAGACCCAACTCTTTCAAAGATATTTAACCAGATTGTAGAATTGAGTGGCGCAGGAATCTCTCCTATATCAATAGGTAAAAGAGCATCTCCAACCCAACAGGTTCCACAGGCTCCTGTAACAAGCCCAATACAATCCCCTGTACAGTCAGCACAGTTAGCACCAATGTAATCCTATGGACCAACTACAACTATTCTATCTAAATACGGGTGAACGAGAATCATTTAAGGCTTTCTTAATAGGGGTGTTAGAAGAACGAGCTGTAGAAAAGGTTTTTAGTAAACAGGCAACAGCAGGAATCTACGAGGCCCGCAAAGTAATAGATGAAGCATTTCAGACCTTAGAAGAAATGTATGCACCAAAGGTCGTACCAATTATAGAATCATCCAGATAAAAACCATGCCACTTGGAAATAACATATCAAAAAATATAAAAGAACTTTACGCAGACAATAAAAAGTCTGGTAAGGCTCGTGGAGCAAATGGTAAAAAAAGAAGTCGTGCTCAAATTTTAGCAATTGCATATCATGCAGTAAATAAAAAATAACATGAAACATAATTCACAAATAAAAATGAAAGGAGGTAAGGGGGTAATGGGCAAGTTAGTCATGATGGGCGCAATGAAAAAGAGTGCTCTTAAAAAGTTTCATTCAAGTAAAGGCAAAATGTACTAGCCGTAATTATACGTCGTGACCAGTGATGTCATTAAACCCACTTTAATACTGGAGACCCAACCACGAAAAACGGGCTAACTGTTTATCATCTACATGACACAAGATGAAACCACCGACGACGTTCAAGTCGAGCAACAAGAGAACGAAACTGTAACGGTTGAGGAAACTGTTGCAGAGGAAGCGGTAGTTGAATCGCAGAGCGACGACACTACAGTAACTCCTGATGCTGAGCTAGCTAAAGCGAAAGCCGAAGCAGCAAAGTATCGCAGACTGTTTGAAAAGACACAAGCGAAGCCTACGGTGGCAACACCAAAAGCACCTCAAACAGCTTCTCCCTTTAATGTAGAGGAAACTGTCTTACTCGCAAACGGCATGAATGAAGACCTAATGGTCGAACTCAAAGCAGTAGCAAAAGTAAGAGGTATCTCACTTATTAAGGCACAAACAGACCCTATATTTGTTGCGGTGAAAGAGAAGTTTGAGAAAGATAAGAAACGGGACGACGCAAGTCTTCCTGCTTCACGAAACTCTGGTGGTGTAAAGGCACGTAAAACTGTTAGTACCCCAGGACTTTCTCGTGAAGAACACATGGCTCTTGTAAAAGGTCGTGCGTAGTCTTTCGGAGAAGCCATATTAGCTAATTAATTAATAATATGCCCTTTCCTACAGGAACAGAGACAGGTGTCACACTGGATGTCTATATTCCAGAAATCTGGGGTGAAAAAGTGAATGAGTTCTTCCGAGCAAAACTCGTAGCAGCTCCTTTCTTCACTGACCGTTCTGACGAATTAGCAGGTGGTGGAGACACATTGTACACTCCTAACACAACGGAGTTTACAGCATCAAGTAAGACAGTTGGTTTGACCGTTAATCTTAACTCTCCTACTGATACCAAGCAGACTTTGATAGTTAACAACTGGTTTGAATCTTCATTTGCAATCGAGGATAACACCGCAGCTCAGATAAAGCGCTCATATTCACTTATGGAGCGATACGCTAAGAACTGTGGTTACGCAGTTGCAAAGAAGCTTGACTCAGCGATTACTGATTTGTTTTCAGGTTTCAGTAACCGAGTTGGTTCTTCTACTGTTAACTTGCAGGATTCAGATATTCGAAATGCTTTCGCTTATCTCGAATCTGCTAACGTTGACTCACTAGAAGCAGCGTTCTTCTTCCATCCAAACGTTTTCTGGAGACAAGTACAGCGAATTGACAAGTTCTCTCTCGCTATCAACTCACCAGTAAACGACCCAACAGCAAAGCGACCAGCAGGATATTTGTATGGCCAGCCAGTGTACATCACTACACAGGTTCAGACATCTCTTCCTTCTGGTTCACTAGCACGTGTTAATGCTTTTGCTCATCCAGATGCTATCCATTGGGCAACCTCTCCACTAGGAGCAGGAGGTTCAAAGGGTTCAATGGTGGGTTCAGCAGGTGTTCGAGTACAAGCTAACTACATTCCTGAGTACCTCTCAACAGTTACAACCGCAGATATTCTTTACGGTGTGATTGAAAACCGAGACGTAGCAGGTGTATCTATTCTTACTCCAGCAACAGTTGACGGAAACAACGCTTAGTTAATCTAAGTAGATTGTTTGGGGCTAGTGACCACTCCAAGAAGCGAATCATTAGCCCTAATCTTGGAAATAATCTATGCAAAAGAAATCAATCTATGAATTGTGGGGCAAGAAATCTTTAGATGAGATAAGGAGAGAAAGAGAGAATCCTACATTTGAAGAAACAAAAGAAAAAGAAAAACGAGACGAGATTAATCGTAACATAAATAAATCTAACCGATGAAGATAAATCCAGGCAATAGACCTACAGTGGGTGAAAGGTCTGCCATAATAAAGAAAGGTAGTGTCGTGCTAGGCCCACTCAAAAGAGTTTCCGAGATGTTGGACCGTGACGGAAATACAATTGACAGAAGGAGTAAGCAGGTGATAAAATATAACGAACAATGAGCCCCCTAGGATTTAAACATTCTCCAGAGACTATTGATTGCCATAAAAAGACAGACACCTATGGTGTTAATATAAATAAAATATAATGCGTGTATATTATGTAAGCTCGGGTAGTTTTGGATGTTATATTGTGAGATGCCTTCTTCCGCTCGTTGCAAATGGACACGATGGTGACCACACAAGTATTCACCCTTGGAATAAAACTCCTGAGAATAAAGCTATTGCCGCTAAAGCGTCAGATGTAGTAGTATTTCACAGACCAGAAGACTCTCGTAAACTAGAATTAGCTAGACTACTAAAGAGTTTGGGCAAGAAGATTGTTATGGACAATGACGACACCTATAAAGATATTGGTGCGGTAAAACTCAACACTTACTTTAACAAGGAGAGAATGGAGCGTGGTCTTGGTTCAGTGAATAAGATTGTAGATGCGTTTATCATAGAAGCAGACCTCATCACTGCAAGTACTGAGTTCCTAGCAGAAGAGTATCGTAAACTAAATAAGAATGTGGTTGTCCTCCCTAACTGTGTTGACCCTGATTACTTTGCAGAACCTCTTAGAAATAAAACTGATGAAGTCCGAATCGGCATTACAGGTTCTATCGGCATGTCATACGACCTAGACATCCTAGCCCCTATCGTCAAACACTACGAACATGATAAGCGTGTAAAGATTGTCTTCTTTTCTCTTCCTGCAAATCGAGAGTCAAACCCAATTCTTAACAAGGCGTATGAGCATGAGTACAAGTTCCTAGACTCAGTAGATGTAGAGTGGCATCCACTAGTAGACGCTGATGTTTACTACGACAAGATAAACTCTCTCAAGTTAGACATAATGATTATTCCTCGTGCGGATAACTATTTTAACCGATGTAAGTCTAACCTAAAGTTCCTAGAGGCTTCGATGTTTGAGATTCCCGTCATTGCACAAGGATTCACTGACGGCAAATCTCCATACCAAGTAGACCCTAAAGACCAAGAGAACCTTGTGCTTGTTACAGATAACTCACAATGGATTCCTGAAATTGAAAAACTGGTAGCAGACAAGGAAGCTCGTCTAGCTCTAGGCAAGAAAGCAAAGGAGTATGTATTAAAAAATTATAATATCGAGAAGCGCGCTCATCTTTGGGCCGATGCTTATAACAAACTATTTTAAATGAAAAGAGTTCTTTTAACTGGAGCTAGTGGATTTTTTGGTTCGCATTTACTTCGTCATTTAATGGTCAATACAGACTGGGAATTTGTTTGTCCTTGCTCGTGGCAGCACAAAGGTACACCAGAAAGATTAGAAAATGCTATTGATGGACTTGATAAGAGCCGTGTAACAGTGATTACTCACGACTTATCAGCCCCGATGACAGAGACTACAAAGAAACGATTAGGTCATATCGACTACATTCTCAATATCGCTTCTAACTCACATGTTAATCGCTCAATAGATAATCCAGGGGAGTTTATTCTTGGTAACACAGCGTTAGCCTATAACATGCTTGAACTCGCTAGAGAGATTAAACCTGAAATCTTCCTACAGTTCTCTACTGATGAAGTATACGGGGTAGCACCAGAGGGTGTAAATCATAAAGAGTGGTCAAGTATCGTGCCATCTAACCCTTACAGTGCATCTAAGGCCTGCCAGGAAGCTACCGCTATATCGTACTGGAGAACATATAACGTACCTGTGATTCTCACAAACACCATGAACCTCTTCGGAGAGACTCAGGACTCTGAGAAGTACACTGCAAAACTTGTGAATAAAATTTACAACAACGAAATGGTAACTGTACACGGCTCGGTGGGTAATATCGGCTCACGATTCTATCTACACGCACGTAACGGTGCTGATGCTGTATTCTATATCCTAAAAAACCTTTCGCCAAAACTGTATAACGAAGGAGAAAATATGCTCCCAGACCGCTACAACATTGTAGGAGATATTGAAATGGACAACCTTGAACTCGCTAAACTCATAGCCAAAATTCTAGGGAAAGAATTGAAGTACGAGTTAGTAGACTTCCACGCAGGACGACCAGGCCATGATAGACGCTACGCACTAGATGGTACTAAGTTGAAAGAATTGGGATGGACTGCTCCTGCGGGATTTGAGGACTCACTTAAGAAGTCTATCGAGTGGACACTTAAACCTGAAAACAAACTATGGCTATAGGACTAGTGTGTTCTACATTTGACTTACTACACGCAGGCCACATGCTCATGCTGGCAGATGCAAAACGACAGTGTACGGATTTAATTGTTGGACTACAAAGTGACGCTTCCACCACCCCTAAAAGTTACCGTGGTAAACTAAAAGACAAGCCAATCATGTCTTTAGTTGAAAGAAAGATACTTCTTGAGGGAAATAAATATGTAGACGAATACTTTGTATATAATACCGAGAAAGACCTGTTGAAAGTAATAAAAACCCTTCCAGACCACACAAGAATACTAGGGTCGGACTGGAAAGGAAAGAAGGCCACGGGACAGGAGTTTGCAAAGAAGATTTACTACCACAAGAGAGACCACGATTACTCAACCACAGCATTAAAAGATAAAATAAAAAAACTATGCAAAAAATAAACTATGGGGGGGCACTTTGTGATAAAGAGGAACGAGATGCTTTGATTGAGTCCATTGACAAGAGTATTGCTTCTGGTGGATGGCAACAGGGTGAACAAGGAGCTAAAATGGAGCAGGAAGCTGCCGATTTTTTAGGCGTAAAGTATGGTATTTTAACTAACTCAGGCTCGTCTGCGGGGCTTCTAGCCCTATCTGCGCTTGAATTACCTAAGGGTTCAGAAGTGATTATCTCTGCAGTGACGTTTCCGACGATATTTAACATTATTTTACAGTGTGGACTGGTTCCTGTAGTAGTAGATGCTAAAGTTTCCACCTATGTATTTGATGTAGACGAAGTAGAGAAAGCTATTACTGAAAAAACTAGTGCTATCATCGCTATTCACGCTGTAGGTAATCCTTGTGATATGCCAAAACTTATGGAAGTAGCCAAGAAGCACAATGTAAAGGTTATTGAAGACGGATGCGATACATGGGGAGGTTCTATTAACGGAAAGATGATTGGTTCATTTGGAGATATTTCAATTACTTCATTTCACGCAGCACATATAGTTTCTATGGGTGTTGGAGGTGGAGTATTTACCAACGACAAAGAACTAATGGTCAAGATTCGTCAGTACCGAGACTGGGGAAGACAAGCTACGACCGATAAGCCACATACCTGCGAGACACTTCCAAAAGACTACAATCCTAGATTTGTTTACGACAAGATAGGGTATAACTTTCAGATACTAGACCTGCAAGCAGCAATGGGCAGGATTCAGCTTACAAAAGCAAAAGGAATTAAGGATAAGCGAACACATAATTTTAACTACTTAGTAAAAGAACTTTCAAAGTTTAATGATTTAATTATGCCTACGTCTGTAAAGGGTGCAGATGTGTGTTGGTTTGCTTTACCACTCACTACACTAGGAGACCGTGGTTCACTTGTAGCTCATCTTGAGAAGAATGGCATTGAAACTCGCTCAATGTTTGCTGGAAATATCACCAAACACCCTGCGTATAAAAATTCAGAGTACAGAATTGGTAGTGCATTAGAACATGCTGATTATATTCTTGAGCAATCCTTTTGGATTGGAGTACATCCTCGAATGACCAAAGACGATTTAGAATATGTGGTAAACGTGTTTAAAAAGTATTATGATTCATCCAGATAAACTATTTGGTCGCTTAGGTAATAGAATGTTTCAAATGGCATTTGCCTATGCTTATGCCCGTAAGAACGGTATTGACTACTACTACCAAGACCCAGAGTTTTTTGATGACTACGCTGATGAGATTCGTGCATTGTATGGGGAGGACATTGAGCCAATAGATATGGTTTCAATCCATGTACGGAGAGGAACAAATCCTATAAACCCAAGCGAACCATCATATTCAAATAATTTGTTTTATGTGAATTTATGTGATACAAACTATTATGAAAAAGCGGTAGAACTATTTTTAGGTAAACAATTTCTAGTTTTCAGTGATGATATTGAATACTGTAAGCATATATTTAGAGGAAAACAGTTTACCTTTTGTGAAGAGAAAGACCCCATTAAGTCTTTCAATCTAATGGCAGGTTGTGAGGGGCATATTATCGCAAACAGTTCATTCTCGTGGTGGGCGGCTTATGTTGGCGGAGGTAAGACTGTCGCCCCTAAGAAGTATTATTCAGATGGAGTGGAGAGAACTAAATACCCCGACACATGGATAAAGGTTTAAGACCAAAAATTAGTTTAATTGTCCCCTATCACGATATGGATAATGCTGGTTTTTTTCTTAAGAGGAACATTGATTCGATTATGGCCCAAACTTTTAGGGACTATGAAATTGTATTTACTAAGGCTGGTCGTATGGCAGAAAACACCAACGCTGGAATACAAAGAGCTAGAGGTGAACTCATTAAAATACTCTACCTCGATGATATGCTGGCCCATGAAAATGCATTACAGAATATCGTAGACAATTTTAAAGGAGAATGGATGATAACAGGCTGTGATACAAACCCTCATCCCTATTGGACTGACGACATACATACGGGTAATAATAAACTTGGCTCTCCTTCCGTGTTAACCGTGCGCAATAACAACCCAATGCTATTTGATGAGACGATGAGCTGGCTACTAGACTGCGACCTGTATAAACGGATGTATGATATTTACGGAGAACCTACAATACTCGATGAAGTAAACGTCATTATAGGAATAGGAGACCACCAGATGACCCACAAACTGACCAACGAGGAGAAACAATCGGAGCATGAATACATGTATAACAAATATGATTAAACTACCAAATGTGACACTGATTTGTTTGACGAATAAGGATTTCGAAGGCCATAAAAAGGCTATTAATAAATCCTGTGAGGGAATAGAGTTTGGAGCTGTAAAGATAATTTGGGATGAGAAATGTACCTCAATTGACGAGTGGAATAGGAAAATAATCCAAGACTTATATAAGTATGTAGATACTACTCACGCCTTACTCATTCACGCAGATGGTTATGTTATCAATTCTGAACTATGGAATCCTGAGTGGATGAAACTAGATTACATAGGTGCT